AACCAGCCTGTATCCAATGTATTTTGGTGACTTCCAAAAGGCATTTACAATCGTTGACCGTTTGAACATGATTATGCGTCGTTATGACCAGACATTGCCCGGCTTTATTACCTTCTACGGTGAAAAGCGTTTGGCAACATCTGTAGTTGATATTAACGCAATCGTGCGTTACCGTTCAACAGGTACAGCAACCTGATAAAGATGGTGGGGTCAAAAGCCCCACCATTTTTCCTAACTCTATTTGGAATTAAACATGAGCCTAATCCTTGATGCAGTGAAAAAAGCCCTTGTTGAAGGCAAGGCAACAGTAAATCTTACAGAAGCATCAGCCCTTACTGGTTCAGGGTCAGGGGTTGGTGGTCGTGTTATTTATGATGATGCTTTTGCGGCATTACGTCTTGGCAATCCATTTCGTATGTGCGGAGCAAGAGTAATTACAACTATTGGCTCAGATGAAGCCTTTGTTGTAAATACAGGAAATGCTACTTTATTACAAAGCGGCACAGATAATCCTTGGGATTACACAATTAAAACTAACCTTGGTAATGAAGCAGTGCAATTTTGGCAACTGCCAGTACGCAATATTAATGCTACCGTTCCTATTCGTACAGCCGTGTTAGAGGATGTAAATTATTTAGAAGAATCTATTGTTGCTGATATTGCATTAGAATTTGCGCAACAAGAAGCTCTGTCAATGATGCTAAATGATGACCAAGCAGGCTCAACAACAGTTCAAACTGGTGCAACCGCTGGTTTGCGTGGTCTTAACTCTTATCCTAACTCAACGTCAGCCGCCGCATTTGGCACCAATGGTTCTGCAATTACAAACGGTAGACATACTGTATTGGCAGTAGCTCAAGCGTCTAATAGTGCCGTTTCTTATGATGATTTGGCTAATCTTGATGCCGCATTGCCGCCACAATATAAATTTAAGCCTACTACTTGCTGGATGATGCATCCAACTACTATTAGTCAATTACGCAAGCTAAAAGCATCTACCACAGCAAACAATTTTATTGAAGTTGGCGATGATGATGGCGGTGCTGTAGTTTATATTTTTGGTTATCGTGTATGTCCTAACCCTTATATGTCCACAACTGCGGCTGGTAATTATCCAGTTTATTTAGCTGAGTGGGATAGGTTTATGACTATTGCTGACCGTGAATTAATGAGTATTCAGCGTTTTGACCAAACACAGGCTGGTTTTATTACTCTTTTTGCGGAAAAACGTGTTGTTTCTACTATTCGTGATGTTTTTGCAGGTGTACGCTTAGTTGGTCCAGCCTAAGGTAAAAAATGCCATACGACAACGCAACTGGTCAAGCCATATACGGAACAAGCCGTAATCCGTTTAATTATGAAAAGGTTGAACAAACCAGTCGTGATATTACAACGGCATGGCTTACTCTTGACGAAATTACCAATCAACTTAATTTATTCCAAGATGAAAGCCAAGATGCATACCTAGAAGGTCTTGAATTAGCTACTAG